TAAGGGGCAAATGTCCATTGTCGCAAGCATTATAAATTTAGAGCAGCAAATAGTCGCAGCAGAAGAAAGTATTGAAGCAGCAGAGTTAGAAGAAGAGTAATGAGAGCCATCTATGAGTTTCGCTGTAAAGATGGACATACAAATGAAAGGTACACTGATTCTGAGTGTACCCATATTTCTTGTTTAGACTGCGGCAAAAAAGCAAACAGAATTGTAAGTGCTGTGCGATCAAAACTTGATCCTATTTCCGGTGACTTTGAAAGCTCCACTAGAAAATGGATGAAGAACAGAGAGCAAAAACTACAACTAGAACGCAAGGCCAACTCTTAATTTAGAAGCTTTGTATAATACACCTCCATAATGAGATTACTCACGGAGTTTAATAATGGCAACACTAATAGACGAGCGTCAAGAAGAAAAAGAAATTAACAACGAAGAAGAGTTAAGTCAACTTACAAAGGAACCTGTAGAACAGGAGACTCCTCAAGAAGAAGACATCCCCGACAAGTACAAAGGAAAGTCAACTGCTGATATTGTAAGGATGCACCAAGAAGCTGAAAAGCTACTAGGAAGACAAAGCAGTGAAGTGGGGGAATTACGATCAGTTGTTGATAACTACATTCAGACACAACTCGACACCACGACACAAGCAACACCTGAACCTGAAGAAGACGTAGATTTTTTTACTGATCCAGATAAGGCGGTGGAAAAAGCAATTAGAAACCACCCTTCAATTAAACAAGCTGAAGCAGTATCTCAGCAGTATAGAAAGTCAGCAGCCCAAGGTCAGCTACAAGAGAAACACCCTGACATACAAGCTATTCTGGCAGACTCTAACTTTGTTGATTGGATCAAAGCATCAAAAATCCGCACACAGCTTTTTGCACAAGCAGATGCACAATATGATTATGACGCTGCTGATGAGCTTTTCAGTAATTGGAAGGAACGTAAGCAAGTAGTGACTCAATCTGTTGCTAATGAAAAAGCTAGTCGTAAAACCGCAGTTAAAGAAGCCTCAGCAGGTAATGCTAAGGGCAGTGGCGAAGCGGCAAAACGGAAAGTCTACAGACGTTCAGACATTATTAAACTTATGCAGGACGATCCAGAAAGATATTTATCCTTGAGTGACGAGATCATGCAAGCGTATCAAGATGGAAGAGTCCGAAACTAAACTCTTTAAGGAAGTATTATCATGGCAACATCAGTATATCCCGCCACAGGCGGTTTCGTAGACAACACTAGCGCAGCTAAGTTTATTCCAGAAATTTGGAGTGACGAAGTCATTGCTGCATACAAGCAAAACTTAACCCTAGCTAACCTCGTTAAGAAAATGAGCATGTCAGGCAAGAAAGGCGATACTATTCATATCCCTAAGCCTATACGTGGCGTTGCTACTGCTAAGGCAGCTAACACTGCTGTAACTGTACAAATGAATGTTGAGTCTGAAGTTCTTGTAAACATTGACAAGCACTTTGAGTTCTCTCGTATCATTGAAGACATCACTGAAGTACAAGCTCTAGCTTCTCTCCGTCAGTTCTACACAGGCGATGCAGGTTATGGCCTAGCGAAGCAAGTAGATGATGACTTGTTTGCTTTGGGTAAGAAGTTTGGAGATGACAACGGTTCTGGTTCTGATTATGTTCACAGCAACTGTCGTTTCTTTGATGCTTCTACTGGTCTTACTGCTTATGCAGTTGACACTGTAGCTGCCGGTGACGTATTCACTGACGCAGGTTTCCGTGCTGCTATTCAGGTTCTTGACGATGCAGACACCCCAATGGACGGACGTAGCTTTGTTGTACCTCCTTCATTGCGTAACACTATCATGGGCATTGATCGTTACATGTCTTCTGATTTTGTAGATGGACGCGGTGTTAAGAACGGTCAGATTGGCAACCTATATGGCATTGACGTATTTGTTTCTAGCAACGTCCCTGTTATTGAAGCTGCTTCTGCTAACTCAGCAGGTGGTGACATTAAAGGTGCTATGTTGTTCCACAAAGACGCAATGGTTCTAGCAGAGCAACAAGCTATTCGCTCTCAGACTCAGTACAAGCAAGAGTGGTTAGGTACTCTTTATACTGCTGACACTCTGTACGGTACTCAGGTACTACGTCCAGAAGCAGGTCTTGTTCTAGCTGTAAATGGCTAAGTAACAAACTAGGGGGGATTCTTAGGAGTCCCTCCTTCCTTTTCTTTTGTTTTCTTAGGAGCTATTAATGGCTATATTTAGAGGTGACGGTGGTGCAGGTGATTCTAATTCAGACGCTACGCTATCATTAGTTACAGCACAAGCTGTCATAGCTACTACGAAAGCAAGTGACGCATCCGCTAGTGCATCAAGTTCTAGCACTTCCGCAAGTACTTCTACAAGCAAAGCTTCAGAAGCTAGTACTTCCGCAACTAATTCAAGCAACTCTGCTACAGCCTCAGCAAACTCAGCTACGGCATCAGCAAACTCAGCTACGGCATCAGCTAATTCTGCTACTGCTTCCGCTAACTCAGCCACAGCAGCCGCAAGCAGCGCATCTAATGCCTCTGGTACATTGGCTAATGCTGCACTTAAAGCTAACAATCTTTCTGACTTAGCAAGTGCTTCTACAGCACGTAGCAACTTAGGCTTAGGTACAGTAGCCACTACAGCCGCTAATGTATATGCTACGGCAGCTCAGGGAACTAAGGCAGATAATGCTTTAGTAGCATCTACCGTCTCATCTTACGGAGCTACGCTTGTAGACGATACAGATGCTGCCGCAGCCAGAAGCACTTTAGGCTTAGGTACAGTAGCCACAACAGCCGCTAATGTATATGCTACGGCAGCTCAGGGAACCAAAGCAGATAATGCTTTAGTAGCTTCTACTGTATCATCTTTTGGTGCTACGTTAATAGATGACGCAAATGCCGGAGCAGCCAGAAGCACTTTAGGCTTAGGTACAGTAGCAACTACAGCAGCTAATGCATATGCTACAGCAGCGCAAGGCACAAAGGCAGACAATGCTTTAGTAGCATCTACCGTGTCTACCTATGGTGCTACGCTAATAGATGATGCTAACTCAGGTGCAGCTAGGACTACATTGGGATTAGGAGATGTTGCTACTACAGCAGCCTCAGCTTATGCTACAGCAGCCCAAGGCGCTAAGGCAGACTCAGCTTTACAATCCAACTCAACTTTAAACGCAGACAACATGACTTCCGGTACGCTACTTGGCGGCACTTACTAAAGGTATTTAAAAATGGCAACAAAAATAGTAACTAAGAACAGTAGTACTGGCGGTAGCGCACCTTCAACAAGTGATCTTGTACAGGGTGAGTTAGCAGTTAACGTCACGGATAAGCGTTTGTATACTGAGAATGCTTCAGGCGCTATTGTCGAGCTAGGTACTAATCCACTGGGTGCTGTGACAATGGCGAGTACTCTGGGAGTCACAGGAGTCCTAACAGCCACATCCCTAGACATCTCAGGCAACATAGACGTAGACGGCACTACTAACCTTGATGTCGTGGACATTGATGGCGCTGTGGATATGGCGAGTACTCTAGCGGTTGGTGGTGCGGTAACAAGCCCCTCTTTTGCAACAACTGCAGGAGGCACATTCACGACAGCCGCAGGAAATGATTTAAACATTGTGTATCCTGCAAATCGTTCACTGTTTATTAAAGAAGGTTCTTCGACTCATTTAACGATTGATAACGCAGGAACGGCTACGTTTAATGCGGGGATAACTACTACAGCGGCAATTACAGGCGGCTCTTATAATGTAGGTGGAACGGCAGTTATTGATAGTGGTCGTAATCTTGTAAATATGGGTAATGTTAACGGAGCGGCAGGAATATTTGGCTCTCTTGCAGTAGATAACTTTACGCTTAATGGGACTACTCTGGCCTTATCAAGTGGCAACTTAACACTAGATGTTGCAGGAGATATTATCCTTGATGCTGATGGTGGAGATATTACATTCAATGATGGTGGCACAACAATAGGACAAATTAGAAATTCAAGTTCAGATTTAGTTTTTCAATCAAGCGTTTCCGATAAAGATATAAAATTTGTTGGTAATGATGGTGGCTCAGATGTAACAGCCCTCACCCTTGATATGTCAGCGGCAGGTGCGGCTACTTTTAATGCAGGAGTCTTTGCAGGTTCGGCATCATCTTTCCCTTCTATTAAAGTCAATAACAATAGCTATATTGGTTCAGCAAACAACGCTACTGCAATACAGATTGCTACCTCAGGTGCGGTTACTTTTAGTAGCGCTATGACAGCACTAAGTGCTAGTGCTAGTGTGGTTACTGCTTATTTAGCGAACAGCAGTTCGTCAATTGCCAACAGCGCATCATCAATTTTATACTTACAAACTTCAGGCGATGCGGCAATTCAAGATGGTTATAAAATGGTGACGTTTGCGGATTCAGATACCGTTCTAGGTAGTATATCCACATCCGCTTCATCTTCTAATGTTGCTTACAACACTTCTTCTGATGAGCGATTAAAAGAAAATATTGTAGATATGCCTTCTCAGCTTGCAAACATATTAAAAGTTCAACCTCGCCAATTTGATTGGAAGAAACACGGAAACACTGCTACAGGGTTCATCGCTCAAGAACTCCACAAAACGTACCCAGAGGCGGTATCAGTCGGACTTGAAGATGAAACACAAGACCCTTGGTCGGTCGATTACGGAAGGCTTACTCCGTACATTATAAAAGCAATGCAAGAACAACAAACCTTAATTGAAACACTAACTGCAAGAATAACCGCACTAGAGGAATAGAAACATGGCTATAACTACTACTTGGTCAGTAACCGACATGACACACGTTGATGCAGATGG